GAGCAGCAGTCGCTCGAGTTCGTGATGCACACCATGACGCCCTGGGCCGAACGCTGGGAGGCATCGATCGAAGCGGAACTTCTGCTCGATAACGATCCGCTGGAGATTGAGTTTGACTTTGCCAACCTCATGCGCGGTGACGCAGCCAGCCGCTCGGCCTACTACCAAAGTGGAATTCAAAACGGCTGGCTCACGCGCAACGAAGCGCGGATCGCCGAGAACCTGAACCCCATTGACGGCTTGGACGAGCCGCTTCGACCGCTCAACATGGTTGAAGAAAACCACGCTGACAAGGCCGACCCAGAAATCCTAAGGACTGGCCAGCGTCCAGATGATCCGTCCGAATCCGACTCAGACACCTCAGACGCCTTTGGCGCATCTGATACCCCGATCCACCGAGGAACCTACCTATGAATCCATCCATGAACCCATCCCTGCTGGTCGCTGAATGTCTGGCCACCCCCTGGGCGCTGATGCCAGAGCGCCTTCATGCGCTAGCAAGCATTGTCACCCGCTGGTCGGTGGGCAATGCGGCTGACGCCGACACCCTCAAACAAATCGAAATTGACCGCGTTGCCCGCGAGATCCGCCGCGCATCCAGTGCTGCGCCTTCTCCAGTTGGAATCGCCGTTCTTCCTCTTTACGGGGTCATCACCCAGCGCGGCAACATGGTCGATGCCGTCTCGGGCCCAGGGATGACAAGCACGCAGCAGTTTTCTGCGGCCTTGCGTGAACTCGTTGCCGATAAGAGCGTCAGCCAGATCCTGATCGACATCGATAGTCCTGGCGGGAGTGTCTATGGGGTTTGCGAACTTGCCGAAGAAATCATGGCGGCGCGAGCGCAAAAGCCCGTGGTGGCCATCGCCAACTCCCTGGCCGCCTCTGCGGCCTACTGGATTGGCTGCGCCGCCAGCGAGTTCTACGTCACCCCTGGGGGTGAGGTCGGGTCGATTGGCGTGTGGCAGGCGCACCAGGACTTTAGCCGGGCACTTGATGAGGCCGGTGTTACCACCACGCTCATTTCGGCAGGCAAGTTCAAGGTTGAGGGCAACCCCTACAGCCCGCTCGACTCAGAGGCGCAATCGTTCATGCAGTCCCGGGTGGACGAGTACTACGCTGCATTTGCCAAGGCCGTTTCGCGTGGCCGGGGGATACCGATTTCGCAGGTCCGTGATGGGATGGGTCAAGGCCGGGTTGTGGGCGCGCAAGTCGCTCTTGAGCAAAACATGGTGGATGGGGTTGCCACGCTTGAGGACGTGCTCAGTCGAATGCGAAAGCGCGACAGACAAGGCCCGCCGGGTCTGAGGTCGCGTTCTGCTCAGATCGATCGCGCGCGTGCGGCTCTTGTACTGCTGGGATAAACGACCATGATCAAGGCTGATATGCGTGGTGCGATCGAGCGTAACTGCGGGCCCCCGCGCATGATTGCTTCAAATGAGTAGCCCCAAGGGGTAATCCTGTCGATTCATTTTTGCCGCCACACCTGTGGGTGTTGGGCGGCTTTGTTTTTTCTGGAGATCCAAATGAGTAAACAACTTCGTGAACTGCAGGCTCGCAAAGCGGGCCTGATCAAAGACGCCCGCGCGCTCACCGATGCAGCAGCTGCCGAGCAGCGCGATATGAATGAGGAGGAGATGAACGCCTTCGATGCCTTGAAGCTTCGAATCGAAGCGGCGTCAGCGGCCATTGACCGTGAGTCGGCGCTGATTGCCGAGGAGGCCCGAATGGCCATGCTGCCCGACGATTCGGCGCGCGGGTTCGTGACCGTCACGGACAACCGGGAGGCAGACCCCCGCCACGGATTCAAAAGCGTCGGCGAGTTCCTCAAAACGGTCTGCCATGCGCAAAAGCCTGGAAATGGCATCGATGAGCGCTTGCTGATCGGCGCTAACCGGGGTGCCGCGGTTCCTGCCAACTTCGGAGCCGAGGGCTCGGGCCAGGACGGCGGCTTTCTGGTGCCGCCGCAGTTTGCCCAAGAAATCTTCCAGCTCTCTCTGGGTGAGGACTCCCTCTTGCCGATGACCGACAACGTCGAGATCACGGGTAACACCATGGCGTTTCCCAAAGATGAGACCACGCCCTGGGGTACCAACGGCATTCGCGCCTACTGGCAAGGCGAGGCAACGCCTGCGGCAGGGACCAAGCCGGTTCTGGGTCTGGCGAGCCTTCGCCTCAAAAAGCTGATGGCCTTGGTGCCGGTCACCGACGAATTGCTTGACGACACCAACGCGCTTTCAACCTACCTGCCCGACAAGATCGCCACCTCGATTCGCTGGAAGACCAACGAGTCGATCCTGTTTGGCTCGGGCACCGGCGTGCCCATGGGTTGCATGAGCGGTGGATCCACCGTGACAGTTGCCAAGGAGACCGGACAGGCCGCTCAGACGCTACTTGCCCAAAACCTGGCCAAGATGATCTCGCGCCTGCCCCCTGGATCGTTTTCCAAGGCGGTCTGGATCGTCAACAACGACGTCTTGCCCGCGCTCTTTACGCTCACCTTGGGCAACTACCCCATTTACCTGCCTGTTGGCATCAATGTCGGTGGCATCCAGGTCTCGCCCTACGGCTCTTTGCTGGGTCGCCCGGTCTTCGTCTCGCAACACGCCAACACCTTCTCGGGGCAAGGCGATGTGCTGCTGGCAGACCTTTCGTACTACCAGACGATCACCAAGGCTGGCGGCCTGCAGACCGCAACCTCGATGCACCTGTACTTCGATGCTGATCTGACGGCCTTCAGGACCACCTTCCGAATGGACGGTCAGTCCAAGGTTTCCGCACCGATCTCACCGGCCAAGGGCAGCGCAACGATGTCCCCGTTCATTCAACTGGGCGCGCGCTGATCGCCCTAATTCCTAAGGAGAAAACTCATGTTTCCCAATGCAAAGGGCAGTGAACTGCTCGCCATCCTGGCTACGCTCGATCCCTCCAGCCAAGCGGCCGGAACCGCCGCAACAGGCTGGATCTCAGTGGCCAACCACAACGGCCTGCTGGCCATTGTCCAGACTGGCGTGCTGGGCACGGGCGCCACGGTTGATGCCAAGCTCCAGCAGGCCCAAGATGCCTCGGGTACCGGCGCCAAGGACATCACTGGTAAAGCGATCAGCCAGATCGTCAAGGCCACCGGTGACAACAAGCAGGCGCTCATCAACGTCAAGCCCGAGGACCTTGATACGGTGAGTGGCTTTGGCTTTGTACGCCTGTCGGTCACGGTGGGGGTGGCAGCGAGCCAGACCGCCGCGCAGGTGTTGGGCATCAATGCTCGCGAACTGCCAGCAAGCACGGCTAACCAAGCTGCTGTCGTCCAGGTCGTCTGATGCCGCTGCAACTCGTCACCCCACCCGCTGAAGAGCCCGTCTCGCTTGCCGAGGCAAAGCAACACCTGCGGGTGGATGGTGGCGACGATGATCTGCTGATCGGCTCGCTCATCCCCGCGGCCCGCCAGGCAGCCGAGACAAAGACCGGCAGGCAGTTGATCACTGCGCGCTGGAAACTGGTGCTCGATGCCTTTCCTGGGCCATCGCTGATGCAATCTGCCACCGGTGCATCATTTAGCTTGCCGGGTCACGCGATCCTGCTCGCCAAATGCCCGGTTCAGTCGGTGGTGAGCATCGAGTACATGGACATGAATGGCGCCACGCAGGTGATGCCAGCCGATGACTATGTGCTCGATGTGGCCTGCGAGCCGGCGCGCATCACGCCAGTCTTTGGAAAGACTTGGCCGCCTACCTTGCCTCAGATGGGGGCTGTTTCAGTCACCTTTGACGCGGGCTACGGCGCTGCCAGTGCGGTGCCCGAGGGGCTAAAAAGCTGGATCAAGTTGCGGGTCGGCAGTCTCTACGGTCATCGGGAAGAAATGTCCGTGCTCTCACGCGGTCGCATTGATCCCTTGCCCTTTGTTGATGGACTTCTCGACGGCTTCAAGGTGAGCCTCGTATGAGTGTCATTAGCGCCGGGCAGCTGAATCACCGCGTGCGCATTCAGCAGCCCACAACCGTCAAAGATGCCCTTGGAGCTCCCACCCAAGTCTGGGCAGATGTGGCAACCGTCTGGGCAGACATCCAGCCCCTTTCGGGACGGGAAGCTCGGATTGCAGACCGGGTGGCAGCGGAGGTGACGCATCAGATCACGGTTCGCTACCGATCCGATCTCGATGATCCCCAGGCCGTTGCGCGGATGCGTGTGCTCTTTCGGAGCCGGATTTTTTCCATTCACGCAGCACTCAATGACGATGAGGCCAATGTCGCCATCATCCTTTTGGCAAGCGAAGGACTTCGGGATGGCTAGGGTTCAAACCGTACGCATCGAGGGCCTGGCACAACTCGATCGTGCGCTTCGGGAACTCCCCCAACGCATCGCCAACCGGGGACTAAGAGCCTCGGTCTACGCCGGTGCAAAGGTGATCCGTGATGAGGCGCGCTCCCGGGCACCCAAAGCCGCTCAGTCACTTGGCCCCAAGCAACCGCCACCCGGAACGCTCAAACGCTCGGTGATCATGAAGCACATCCGTGAGCTTTCCGGCGGAGGCCGCCAGACGTTCTATGTGCTGGTACGCCATGGCAAGAAATACCGCAACCAAGGCAAGCGCGGAAACCTGTCGCAGGACGCCTGGTACTGGCGCTTTGTGGAGTTCGGCACCCGCAAGATGGCAGCGCGCCCCTTCCTGCGACCGGCGCTTGAGTCCCGCAGACGAGAGGCAGTCGATGCCATCAAGGAGCGCCTGACTCAAAGAATCGAGATCGAGGCCAAAGCCTTGAACGGGCGCTAGCGATGCAGGACTTTTACGATGCCATCAAGCAGTTGGCGAGCGGTCAGGTGTACGCAGTCGTAGCCCCCCAGGACGCTCAGTATCCGACGCTGGTTTACACGCCCATCGATGAGGAACGGGTCAT